ATCTGCCGCCAGCTGGACGGCAAGACCTTTTTGGTGGAAGAGGCAAAAGCAGGCGAGAACCTGCCGCCTATGCACCCTTTCTGCCGCAGTATTACCGTGCCGGTGACCAATAACCGCACAGGCACCCGCTGGGCCAGGGACCCGGTAACCGGCAAGTCCATGACCGTACCGGCAGATATGACCTATAGCCAGTGGTATGAAAAGTATGTGGAGAAGAGAGACCCGGGCTTGACGGAAGAGGAAGAATACGCAATCAATCGCTGGGTGTCCAGTGACTTTTACGCTATCAATGAGAAGTTGCGGCGCGGCATAGGATTGACAAACGAAGAAAAAAAGGCTATAACTAACTTAGATCAAGCACTTGTGAAATTTCCTAAATATAATGGTCCACTAAAGCGTTCTTTGGCTATATCTGATCCGGAAGATGTAAGGAAATTTGTGAAAGCCCACGCAGTCGGTAATACAGTTACTTATAACGAGTACATAGCCGCAACTTGCGGAGAGGTGTATAATCCTGATGGGCGGGTGCAGATCTATATTCCGTACAGCAAGAACGGACGGGATATTCGTTCCGTCAATTCAGATGAGCAGGAAGTGCTCTATGAACGGAATAGTAGTTTTGAAGTTTTCAATGTTGTTCAGAAAGAACAGATGGTAAAAATTTTCTTGCGTGAAATATAGGAGTGAATTATGGAAGAAAAGAAGCTGTTTACCGCTCCACGCTGGAATGATGTGCCACAGGCAACGGTAGTTGGACATAGAGAAATCAGTAAAGAGGAGCGAAAAAAGATACTACAGGAAGCCATTGATACTTTTTATGACGGGAAATGCCCTGAGGAATGGCTGGATGCAATGGAATAAAATCATAATCCACGGAAAGCAGAGTCGCAGATTGCGACCCTGCTCTTTTTATACCCATTTTCAGGCTATGCCTGTGGGATATATCATTTAACGAACCGGCAGCGCACGGTTTGGGAAAGGAGTCAGCAATGACAAAACACAATGCCGAGATGGAAAACAGCAGAGAACAGAGCCGGGTGTGCGCACGCCTGCCGCTGAACCTCCAGCTGTTTGCCGAAGATACCGGCGAAAATGGAGCAGACACCAACGCAGAGGGGGCAGCGGGCGACACCGACGCCAACTCCGATGGGGGCAACACCACTCCGACCTTTGACGAACTGCTGAAAGACAAAAAATTCCAAAGTGAATTTGACAGCAGGGTCAGCAAGGCGCTTGCCACGGCCAGAGCCAAGTGGGAAGAAAGCGCCAAAGAGCAGGCGGACGAAGCCAAAAAACTATCCAGTATGAACAAAGAGGAGCGAGAGCGGTATAACCTGGCCAAGGATCGCCAGGCATTTGAACAGGAAAAGGCAGCCTTTGCCAAGAAGCAGCTGGAAACGGCTGTTGCGGCTGAGCTGCTCCAGCGTAAGCTGCCTGTGCAGTTTGCCGCAATCCTGACCGGGAATGACGCCACTGCCTCGCAAAAGAACCTGGAGATTTTTGACGCCGCATTTCAAGAGGCAGTACAGGCCGCCACAACCGCCAACCTGCGGGGCAAGGACTTGCCGCCGGCAGGTAAGGAAGCAGCGGGCGACAATGTACCGCCCACAGACTTCCGCGCCTATGAGGCGTGGAGAAAACAGAACGGCTAATAGGAGGAATAAGAAATGCCGAATACGATTTTAACACCCAATGTCATTGCCAATGAGGCACTGATGGTACTGAAAAACAACCTGGTGATGGCTAACCTGGTCCACCGGGACTATGAGAACGAATTTGTGAAGGTTGGCGACACGGTTACCGCCCGCCGCCCCAGCAAGTTTGTAGCCAAGAACTTTACCGGCGCTGTGGATCCCCAGGATCTGAACGAGGGCGGTGTACCCGTGAAGATGGACCGGCTGCGCGATGTGACTGTGCAGATCACTTCTAAGGAAATGTCCTTGGATCTGCGCGACTTCTCTGCTCAGGTGATCGAACCGGCCATGACCGCCATCGCCAGCGCGGTGGACGCAGATGTATTGGCGACTGCCGTAGAGGGCGCCGGTCGCACCGTGACCGCTTCCGGAGAGAGCGCAACCAAGCCCATTAAGGATATTGCCAAGGTGGGCAGCTATCTGGACTTTGCCGGTGTGCCGGTTCAGAACCGCCGCCTGGTACTGAACCCCTCGCACAAGGTGCTGTATGCTACGGACGACAACCTGTCCAAGGTGTCCTATGCCGGTGACGGCAACGCCCTGCGGGACGCAGAACTGGGCAAGGTGTACACCATGGACACCTACATGAGCCAGAACGCACCGTATCCCTACGGTTATCTGGACAATGCCGTTGGTACTGCCAAGACTTATAAGGTCAGTGGTACTGCCGGTGAGAGCAAGGTGGCGCTGTCTTCCGTGACCGCAGCCTCTGCGACCGTGAAGAAGGGCGACTGCTTTATTGTGGACGGCTATGTGTACCATTTTGCCGCAGACGCTACGGCTGCCAGCGGCGCGGTGGCCGAGGTGGCTATTGACCAGCCCTTGCACGCTACACTGTCTGGAAAGGACGCCACTGTGATCTCTGCGCCTACATCAGTAGGGTTCCACCGCAACGGCGTGGCACTGGTGACCCGTCCTATGGATCTGCCGATGGGTAACAAGAACGCCTATGTGGCTTCTGCGGACGGCCTGGGTGTGCGTGTGGTCTTTGACTACGACAGCACCCACAAGATCGACACCGTGTCCTTTGATATTCTGTACGGCGTGACCACGCTGGACAAGAATATGATCGTCAAGGTGCAGGGCTAAGCCCGGGGAGGTACAAATGGAAAAGGTAACCGTTGTACAGGGCAAGACCCAAGTGGTCATTGATCGGAGTTGTCTGCCGGCTTATTTGAATGCCGGTTGGCAGCTGCAAGAAAAAGAGGATACAAAAAAGGGCGCCAAATAAGGTGCCTTTTCTTATGGGGTGATATGTTTTGACTGATGAGATGAAAAGTAAGGCCCTGCGGCTGCTGCGGGCCGCTGCCGGGCGTTACGACAAGATATGCGAGGCCTGGTACGCACACGCCGGTGAGGAGCTGGATTTACAGCTGTTTTTGGATATGGCAGAGGACGATTGCCTGACCTATTTGGGCACGCAAGAGCTGCCGCCGGTGGTAACGGCCACCACACTGGCCAAACTGGCTTTTGTGCACCTGAACTGCTTTATACAGGATCGGGATTACGGTGTAAAGAGTGCGTCCTATACAGAGGGCAGCGTATCTATGAGCGAGACCTATACCACCCCTGCGGAGCAGGAGACAGCCATTGCCGACCTGCTCCAGCCGTACAACAGATACAGGGAGGTGCACACCGGTGAAAGCAAAAACGCCTAAGTCGTGGACTGTAAAATCACGGATTTTCTCCGCACAGACGATCAGAGACAGTGCTTACGACTTTGAGCAGAACACATACAGTGCTACACCTGTCGTTTTGTATTTGTGCTGGCAGCCGGTATCTGCTTCTGCCCCTATTGAGGAGCGGGGGCGGGTGCTGTCTGCCGGGTATCAAGCCGTGTTGTATGACCCCGTGGGCGTGCGGCCCGGCGACCTGGTACAGGCGGATGGTATAGGTTGGCTGGAGGTGGAGACCGTACAGCGGTTCCTGCATTATCGTTTGTTGACAGCGAATGCCACAGAGAGGAGAGCACCCGGTGGAAACGAACATTGAGATTGAAAAGCTGAGTGCCTATGCCAAGACACTGCAACGCACCGCAGATCATCTGCTGGACAATTTGGAGCGGCAGATGTTGCAGGACGCAGAGAATATGGCCGGCCGTCAGCGCAGCAACTGCCCGGAGGACACCGGACTGCTGCGGGAGTCCATCGCCGCCTTTTGCGAGCGTGACGGTGATCAGGTGACCGCAGGCAGCCGTACCAATATGCAGTATGCGGCCTATGTGGAATTCGGAACCGGGCCTGTGGGTGACGAAAAGGGTACACCGCTGGACAGTGAGCTGGGTATTGTGCGCAAGCACGAGCCTTGGACTGCGTATATACCAGGTTACGGATTTCGTAGGTTGAAAGGCCGCTTGCCGGCGCTCTTTATGTATAACGGCATGCAGGAAATGCAGCCGGTGATTGCAGAGCATTATGGCACAGCTATACAGGAGGCGATCAAGTGAAAAACTACCGTGCAGTGATCCGGGATACCTTAAAATCCGTACAGTCGGACATTCCCTATGACATTAAGATGGCATTTCCGGAGAGCAAACCGGCAGGTAACCTGATCACATTTTATGAGATTACTAATACAGGCACGGAACTGGCGTGCGTAGATGTGATCGCCTATCAGGTGGATCTGTGGTTTATGACCTTGCCGGACCTGTTGGAATTGACGGAAAAGGTAGACGAGGCTTTGACCTCGCTGGGCCTGATCCGGCAATTTGCGTCCTCGGACGCACTGTTACATGACCCAAGCGGTTATTTGCGCAAATCATTGCGTTACGGCCGTCGGGTTGATACAAGAACCAATCGACTGATAGATTAAGGAGGATTTTATATGAACGAAACAAAGCCGGAACGCGGTCTTGCGTCCAAAGGCATTGAGGTATATCCCAACTATACCGGCCCCACAGCCAAGTGCCTGAACTACGCCACCCAAATCGGCGATCTGACCAAGGGCGAACGGGAAGAACTGGACGCCACTTGCTATGACGATGATGTGGAACACAGCATTACCGGTATTCGCAAGAAAGCAGACGCCTTTGATGTGACTTTTCTGTACAACGCAAAGGACGCCACATCGGATTATCGGGTGCTGGCAGCTTTGGAGGACGCCGGTGTGTCCGTACCCATTATGGTTAAGCTGCCTGACGGCACCAAGTTTAACAACTCTGGTGTGCCCAGCCTGAAGATTAAGGGACCGGGCGTAAACAGCCTGATGGAGGCTACTGTCTCTTACAAGCTGGACGGCGACTGGAGCAGAGAGTTCCCCGCCGCGTAAATCGACTATTCGGGAGGCGGGCGACTGCCTCCCCACTTTTTAGGAGGAAATGACAATGAACGAATCCCATATTGTAACCAGAACATACGATTTGCAGCTGAATGGCGGAAAGACTGTGCACCTGCGTTTGACTGTAGCTGCTCAGCTGCGACTGAAAAATAAATTCAACGAGGACGCCCTGGATGTGATCCTCAGCGCTTCCAGTGATCCGGAGCGGCTCCTGGCTGTACTGGATGAGGCCCTGCATTTTAACGATGATCCCAACGGCGATCTGACCGGTGAGGCGTTGTATGACGCGCTGGTGGACAGCGGCGTCAGCGGTATGGACGCATTCTCCAACATTCTCTTCAAGCTGGCCCATGTATCCGGTCTGTTGAGTGACACCCAGGCGGAAAAGCTGTCCTCCGGTATTGGCAAAATGCTCAATGCTGCTTTTGATGGCATGGAGCAGACGGCAGAAAGCGAGGAACAGCCCGCCTCCTTTCCAGGGTAAGTATTGCACCTTGGATGATATGATTTTAGAAGCCAATGCTTGCGGCCTGGCTTTTCCGGTCATTCTTGCAATGACTTACGGTGAATTAAAGCGATATATCCTGTTCCATCGTGACCGGGAGCGCATACAGTATCAAAATCTGTCACAAATAGCTTATATCCAGGCCGGTGTGATCGCTTCTATTGTTGCCGGTGAAGATATAGACCCTGTGTATGAACGCTTCCCCTATTGGACTGAGGAGGATATATTGGACATTCAGGCGGCTAAGACACTGGCTTATTTCAACCAGTTGTAATTAGATCAGAAGGTGAGGTGAAAAAGTGGATCAAGAATTGGTAACCCGATTTACGGCAGACATCAGCGAGTATAAAAAGAGCATTACAACGCTCCAGGGCGAGTTGAAACAGTTGTCCGGTGTGACCGGTCAAGTGCGTGCGGCGACCGCCCAAGCGATGAATTCCGCTTATGAAGATACTCGCAAGCTGGGTAAACAGGTGGAAAGCCTGGTAAAGACACAAGAGCGCAATGTGCAAGCGGCTACAGCGAGCAGCGTCAAGATTATGGATTACTCCAACAAGGTGGAGCAATTACAGGGAAAGCTGAAATCGCAGAACAAAGAATATGCCTCCCTGGCAGGCCAGTTAACGGCGGTGACCTCAAAATATCGAGAGCAGCAGGCTTTTTTGAACGATTATAAAGATGGAATTGCCGGTGTCAACAAACAGCATGAGGAATTGGCTGGGTTGATTCGCACCACAAGTAGAATATCGACCCGTTATATGACATTGGAGGAAATTGAACAGCACAGGGCCGGATTGCAACGCATGAAAAACGACCTGGAGGTTTTCAATGACGAACTCCGGAATGTAGGGCTGAATCCCGATAATTTGAAAACGGATACACTCGATAAACTCAAAGCAGAAATTCAAAGTGTTTCCGCACAAATGAACCAGCAAAAAAATGCTATGGCGCAGACCACGGCTCAAATCAATAAAGCCAACGGCAGCCTGGCGATTGAGACCACGCGGTATAAATCCCTACGCAGTACCATAAAGCAGAACGGTGAAGCGCTGACTGAAATGGGCAATAAGCTTGACAACGCTCTGCAAGAGGAAGCCTTCCCACCGGTTGAAAGCAGAATGACCAAGTTCAAAAACAAGGTTAAAAGTCTCGGCAGCGCGTTTGCAACCGTCGGCAGCAAGACGGGTGCTGTATTCGGGGCTATCGGTAGGGCAACAGGTTCCGTATTCGGTAAAATCGGGTCCGCAGCGGGCGCCGCTTTCGGCAAGGTGCATAGTCACCTGAAAAATATGCGTGCTTCTTCCGGTACGGCCAGTAAGTCTCTGCTGAATGTGGTCAAGTCTATCCGCCGCATAGGCGTGGTATCGCTGGGGTTGAAAGTGTGTAAAAACATTTTCGGTGAGCTGCGCTCGGTAATCACCGGTTATTTAAGTCAGAATGAGGCCCTGAATAACCGTGTGGAAGCCTTAAAAAATGCCTTTGCAAAAGCTTTGGCACCGGCCATCAATGTGGTTGTGGGGCTGTTTGAAAAGCTCATGCCCTATGCCATGAGTGTGGCTAATGCCATCAGCGGCTTGCTTTCCTCTGTGGGGATCGCTTCGCAAGTAAATGCCACAGCCACCGCTGTGGGCAAGACCACAAAAGAGACGAAAAAGCTGTCTCAAGCACAAAAAGAGTTGTATGGGTTTGACCAAATTACTAAGGTCAGTGATGATCAGCAAGACAGCAGCTCGTCCAATTCTTCTGCGGCCAAGACACCGGCAGCGTCCGACCAGTTCTCCGCTTATTTGGAGAAAATTAAGAACCTGTGGAAAAGCGGCGACTTTGAGGGCATTGGCGAGCAGGTTGCGGCCTCCTGCAATAAAGTAATCGACAAGATCAAGAACCTGGACTGGGACGGCATACGGAAAAAGGTCAATGATGCAGTCAGCGGCATTGCCAATAGCCTGAACGGCTTTGTACAGGACTTTGACTGGGCAGGTGTGGGTGAGATCGTGGGACAGGGCGTGAATACGATATTCAGCGCACTGGACACATTCCTGACCACCTTTAAGTTCGACCAGTTGGGTGCCGGGCTTGCAAGCAACATAAACGGCTTGGTGAGCACTATTGAGTGGGGCCAAGTGGCCAAGACTATTTCGGATGCCATCAGTGGTGTGTTCAAGGCCATTTCCGGTTTCTTGGAAAACCTGGACTGGCGAGGGCTGGCTACGGCGCTGGAGAATTTTATAGCCGGTATTGACTTTGGGGGTATGGCTAGCTCTCTGTTTGAGGCGCTGGGCGCCGCCCTGGGTGGTATTTCCGCATTCCTCGGCAAACTGATTATGGACGCCATCTCCAGTGTGCAGACCTATTTTGGAGGAAAGATCAAAGACGCCGGCGGCAATGTGGCCCAGGGCATTTGGGACGGCATCATTGACGGCATTGGAGATGCATGGAAGTGGGTTAAGGAACACATTTTCCAACCGTTTATCAATGGTTTCCAAAAAGCGTTTGAGATCAAATCGCCGTCTAAGGTTATGAAAAAGCAGGGCGGCTTTATTTCCCAAGGTCTGTTTGACGGTATCGGCGATCTGTGGAAAAAGGTCAGCCAAAAATTCAAAGGATTTAAGGACGGCGTTGTTAATTTCTTTACCGGGAAAAATGGCGTTGTATCAAAAGTCACCGGCCTTGGCGGTAAGATCGTGACCGGCTTAAAGAACGGCCTGAAGAATTTGAAAGCCACCTTTACCAATGCGTTCAAAGGCCCCTTAAACGGTGTGATCAAACTGGTCAACAATATGGTTGGCAAGATCAATGACAAGCTGCTGATTAGCGTTGGCAGCACACTGTCTAATGTGCTTAGCGCCCTGGGCGTGAGCGTGACCAACGGCCAGTACCAGTTGTTTTCTATACCCACTATCCCAGAGCTGGAAAAGGGCGGCGTGCTGAAAAAAGGCCAGGTCGGTCTGCTGGAAGGTAAAGGCGCCGAGGCTGTTGTGCCTTTGGAGCGAAACACCCAGTGGATCAGCAAGGTAGCTGCAATGATGGTGCAAATGCTGGGTAGCAGCGGGCAGGCGGTCAATGTAACGATCCCGGTATATGTGGGCGGTAAGCATTTAAGCACGGTGGTGCTGGACGATGTGAACCAAACAGAAAAGAAAGGCCGTGACCCAGTTACGGCCACAGCGTAAGGAGGGACGGTATGCCACTATATATTGACGGCACAAAAATGCCAAACCCATCATTCAATGCCATATCCTGTTCAGATGAAAAGGTGTGGTCCTCTAACACGGGCCGCTCCAAGTCAGCTTATATGAACGGCAGTATCGTTCAGGTCAAAAAAACAAGGCAGTTGTCCTTTCCGCCCTTGACCCGGGCGGAATTGGACAAGCTAAACGGCGTGATCAACAATGCGGGTAAGCCCTGGCATTCTATTAAACTGGAGGATACTTCCGGGAATACGGTGTTTTCGTTCAACTGCTACTTTGGTACGCCCAGTTGGACAGCCTATTCCGGTGCCAGGAATTGCCGGTATTTCATCAACTACAAAGTAGACGCCATCGAGCGCTAAAGGAGTATTTTATGTACAAGACAAGCACAGCGTTTAACCAAGCCATCAAAAACGGTGAACGGATCTATGTGAAGGTTAAATGTGGCAATTTCATTTTTGGCTACAACGATGAGACGGATCCTACAAGCCCAAATGAGCAAAATAACATTATGGAGCTGAATATTGACCGCAGTATCAGCCATGATGATTACGCGCTGGCAAAATCCTACTCCTGTGGGTGTAACTGCGTTTTGTGGGCTGTGCCCGCCGGTGCCGTGCTTCGCGGGCAGAAAACCGTGGTGTACTTTGGCTGTATGGTCAACGGTGCAGTGGAGTGGGTGCCAATGGGCGTGTTTTATCCGGAAAAGGTCACTCGGTCCGGCGAATGTACCACTTTGGAAATGTACGACCACATGTATGATCTTTCTATGCCGTATTCTGCCGCCATCAGCGGTCAGCAGACCCCTTTGGCAATCTTAAAAGACCTGGCACGCCAGGGTAACTTTGAGTTGGCTCCCGGCGTGGAGAGCAAGGTCTCCGGCTTTGGCACGGTAGATGTTTCTTTGCTTTGCGGTACGGAAACAGACGAGGACGGCAAGCAGCAGGTCACTGCCTATAATGTGAACGACGCCATCGGTTATGTGGCCGGGTTCTGCGGCTGCGCTGCCGTCTTTGATCGAGAAGGCAAGTTGCGAGTAGATACTTTCGCCCAGGTATATGATGGTACGGCAGAATACGCGGTGACAGATGACACGGTCACAGAGGTTTCACTGGCAGAGACGGACAAAACCTACCTGGGGATCAGTTGCAACAATGGGAATAAGAATATTCTTGCACCAGATAGTCTGTCGGTCAACAGCGAGGTACTGTATTTCGATAACCCACTGATCACCACCCAGGCCCAAGCGGAAAAAGTATTTGGTGCTGTATCTGATATGATCTACATAGATGATGGCGACCAGGGTGAGACTGTATTTGACCTGGGCATACAGTACCGACCGGGAAGTATGACATTGCTCACGGCCAATCCGGCGTTGGATAGTTTCGATGTGATCACTTACCGGGACGATACCGGCGATCACCATATCCCCTTGATGGGTGTGGAGTATGATTATGATGGCTCCGTCACTATGGATGTGGCCGCCCATGCCCGTTCAGAACAGGAGGGCAGTTCTGCCGGAAGCATTCTATCCCGCATGATCTCTAAGGCTATGCAGCAGGTCACAGCGCCGTTGGCGCAGCGCATTCAGGACGCCACGGATTCTATCACGAACGCAGTGGGCGGTTACGCTGCTTTGATCGACCGGGACGGCGATGGTGTGTCAGACGCGCTTTATATCGGAGAGTACCCGGCAGCGGAGGGCAAGACCAAAGGACGCTGCCTGCTGCTGAATAAGAACGGCATGGCTGTTTCTACCACCGGACTGCAAGGCCCCTTTAAGGACTTTGCGGTGTACTACAATAAAAAAACCAACCAGTATTACCTGAATGCTACGGACATTTCAGCCGGTAGACTCTCTGGTATTGAGATCCTTGTGGATAAAGGCCGTGTTGGTAATTGGATTATAGATAACGCTACTCTTACAGAGCAGGGTGGACTGTTTGCAGATTATGTTCCGGAAAAAGACGGAACGGCATATCGTGTGTTTTTACAGCCTGCATTCAAATCGGACAGTAACCCTAAACCGGAAAACACTTGGGTTATATCTGTGCAAAAGGCAGATGTGTTGAATTACGGTACAGGAACATATTCTTACACATTTCGCGTGCTGGCCAACGGTTGCGTCGATGTGGGTGGTACATTAAGCGTAAAACAAGACGCTACCTTTAGCTCTAATGTGACATTAGGCGGGAAATTAAACGCACCTTCCGAACGAGAGATAATTAACACGGCCTCTGGTGGTAATAATTTAGTGATCGGATTTGGGCAGTATGATCTGGGCCTCAAAACTTATTTAGAGGGTAACGATATATACTTGAGAATGCAGCAGTACGGCAGCTTGTACATACAAATGGGACCAAAAGACAATGTTGAAACCAGATTCAAACTTTCTAAATCTCGATGGACAATAAACGGAGATACTGCATATCGGGATACGATCACTTCTGCTGGCGGATTTATGATTGATGCAAATAGTGGAAAAAACGGATTGTACTTAAACGCAAAAAGCACATGGATTTATAACGCTGCGACAATCACAGGCAATCTGACGGTGCGTGGAGATGTAACGCTGAATTTCAAATCTTCAAGTGGTACCATGCCACTGGTTGTAAACACAAGAGGCGTTATTACAACCGCCAGTTCATCGGAACGGTACAAGGAGAACATTAAGCCGGTAGAAGACGCTGTGCTGGATCCGAGCGGGCTTTACGATGTGCAGGTGTGCCAGTACAATTACAAGCCAGAATACAAGGACAACGAATTGGTCAGCGGGACGCAGATCGGCGTTATTGCAGAGGATCTGGACAAGCATTACCCCAACGCAGTGATCTATGACAGTGAAGGGAGACCTGAAAGCTGGCAAGATCGTATTATGATCCCGGCAATGCTTAAGCTCATTCAAGAGCAAAAACAGCAGTTGGACGATCTGCGGGCAGAGGTGGATGCATTGAAAGCAAAACTGTAAACAAAAAAGGCGGACAGGCAATTGCCTGTCCGCTTGTGGTTATAAATATTGGCGAGTTTTAGAATTCTCCTCAGGAAATATAAACTCTTTGCCATGTTGATCGATGAATATTAGTGCGCTAATCCTGCCTCCATATTCGTCGGGATCAAGCGTTGCACATTTGTTCGTTGCCCAGTAATCTCCATCATCTGAATGGATAACTTCGCCAATGGCTCCGACTGGCTTCGTTCGTTTAGTGGTTGTTTCTCTCGTGTCTGTTACTATTACGGGCGGGGCTACTGTGCCATTCCTTTCGGTGCGATACACTACTTGCGGTTGCGTGGTAGTATGCTTCTTCTTTTTCTTCTTAGTGGTTGTGGGCTTTGTAGTTGTTGTGGTTGCGGTCGCCTCTGTGGCTGCCGGTTCTGTAGTGGTCTCTGTGGGCTGTGTAGTAACACCAGCCAGTGCACTGGATACAGCGTGATCTACCAGACTGGCTGTCTCCTGATCATGCACTCGATCATAGTGCACCCACACACCGATACCGACCCCCACCGCCACTACAACGGTCACAACAAGGATCCACACTTTGGCCTTAGACTTCATCTTCATCTCTCCTTTCACTCCCCACCATACCACACTTCCCCGCAGATTGCAAGAAAACAGGAGGTGATTCCCATGTAAAATACAAATTGCAGTCAACTGCAAACGGCGGCTTAGGCACGCTGTTTTTTTATGTCAAAAAGGAGGATTTTATGCAGACATTAAATATTAAGGTCACCCAGCAGGCGGTGATCTTACAAAACAAAGACCCGGTGACAGCTGAGAATGTCAATCAGATCCGCTGTGTGGTAGAGCTGGATCCGGCATACGCCGATCTGGTCGTGCGGGTGTGCATGAATGGCCAGTTTGCCACTGTGGTGGATGGACAGTGTTTCGCCCCGCCGCTGCAAGAGGGAATGTGCCGCCTGGGCGTTTACGGCTATGCTATGGACGGTGAGCAGTTGGTGCAGCGTATAAGCCCGGAGCCGTGCGTGTTTTATGTGCGCCCTGGTTCTTATGACCCGGCAGCTGTGGAGACGGACGCACCGGATCCAACGGAGTTGGAGTCTTATTACGCCAAGGTGCAGGCACTGCTCAAGGATATTGGTAAGGGTGTGAATGGCACCACTTATACGCCCAGCGTGTCCGCAGCGGGCGAGATCAGCTGGACCAATGACGGCGGGAAGGACAACCCGGAACCGGTGAACATTAAAGGCCCAAAGGGTGACACGGGTCCCCAGGGCGCTCCTGGTAAAGATGGAGAGCGAGGACCGCAGGGCGAACCGGGAAAAGATGGTGCAGTGGGCCCACAGGGTTCCCAAGGGGAGCCGGGCGCAGAGGGCCCGCAAGGCCCACAAGGTGAGCAAGGCCCCCAGGGCGAACAAGGACCAAAAGGTGATCCTGGTCCTGCAGGCGCTGATGGCAAGGACTATGTGCTGACGGACACGGACAAAACCGACATTGCCGCCAAGGTGGAGATCCCGGATAGCTCTGTGACTACGAACAAGCTGGCGGACGGTGCCGTTACCGGCGATAAGATCGAGTCCCTGTCTGTGGAGGGCAAGCATATTAAGCCGCGTACAATAACCGGCATGCGGCTGGCTCTAAAAACGGTCACAGAGAACCTGTTAAGTGATGAGTTGCAAGCCAAACTTACCAGCTGGGTGGGCACTCTGGCACAAGCGTCAGGCGATGCGGTCACCTTACACGAATGGTGGAACATCTCTGAGTTCTGCCCCTATGTGCTGAATGTGGATTATGACACACATGGCACCATTACATTGCACGCTGACGATGCCAAAAGCGGCGATCATGCCTTAGTCCTGCGCAGTGGGGCGCTGGTGTCTTTCTTTGAAGAAGATGGCGTGGAGTGTGCCACAGTCACACAATCTGATTTTGGCCTGGCCGTCTTACGCAGAGCGACAGACGGCAGCGGGACGGTCACCCTGCTGACTGCGGATAAAACCGGTTCTGCTGAGACCTGGGAGCCTGTGTTTTCCAAGACATTTGACGCCGATACAACGGACAAGCAAAACTGGATTTTGTCTAAGCCGTGCAGAAAAATTAAGTTGCGCATGGTTAGCGTTGGAACTACTACCAATAGTAGTGCCGGAGACCAAACTGTATATTTGAATTCGTACACATCTGAGACTTACATACCCAATGCGTTTCGTTTCGATGTTGCAAAAGATAAGGGAAGCTTCGTTGTTGCAGAGGTTGAATTGACTGCTGACATGGTGCGTGTAATGCAAAACAAATCAGATAAGTCAAGTGGCTTCAACCCAGCTGATGTCATGGAAAAAGGCTGTATATGGCTTAGCAACAAGGTTAATTTCAACATATTCAAGGATGTGGAGGCTCACGGTGCGATTAAGTCGTTAGGTTTCCCAACCAATGGACGAACAATTGGCGCAGGCACGCAAGTTGAAATATTGGGGGTGGCAAAATGAATGTGGAGACAGAAAGCCGCATTGCGTTTTTGAAGTCCGAGCTGGCGGAGACGGATTACCTCTGTCTGAAGTACACGGACGGTGCGCTGTCCGAAGATGAATATGCGCCGATCCGCCGGCAGCGGGCTGCGTACCGTGCGGAGATTAACGCCCTGCAAGGGGGTGAGACCGATGTATAGTGCATTCGTTACGGCCGCCCTAACTGCTGCCGTGTCCACGGTGGTAGGCAGCGCTGTGTCCGCTGTGATCGCTTCCCTGATCGCAAGGAGGAAAAGCAAAAAAGCAATTGACGAAGTCACCACAGCCCGGTATATTGCCATTGAAAATGGCCTGCAATCCATTTTGCGTGCCGAGATCATACGGCAGCACGACAAGCATACCGAGCGGGGCTACTGCCCCCTGTACGCCAAGGAAGCCATGGTCAAGGTGTATGACGCATATCATGCCCTGGGCGGCAATGGTATGATGACCAGATTTTATAATGAGATTATTGCGCTCCCGGAGGAGCAGAAGGAGGACTAAAAAATGAAAGTAACCGCAGGAACCATCGCAAGAACCGCCGTGTTGGCGGTATCTCTGCTGAATGTATTGCTCAATGCCTTTGGCAAGAACCCCTTGCCCTTTTCTGACGATGAAGTCTACACCGCCGTGTCAACGGTGGTGGCAGTAGCGGCTTCCCTGGCCGCATGGTGGAAGAACAACAGCTTTACCCAGGCAGCTTTGAAAGCAGATGAGACCTTGGCGCTGGAACGGACAGAAACCGCAGAAAGCGAGGCAGTGCACCATGAGTAAGCTGTATTACTGCCGGCAGACCACCGAAAAGTGTAAATCTATCAGATACCCCAGCAAGACCCACCCCTATAAATACGGCACTTCCGGCTGTATTTATACCAGCGGTTGTGGTGTGTGCGCCAGTCTCATGGTGCTCCATAACTTCGGCTTTACCAGCTTAAACACAGCCAACTGGACACAGAAGTGCCTACTGATGGGCGCACGGTCCGCAGACGGCACAGATATGGACAAGGTGGCTGCATACCTGGAAAAGCACTACTCCATTGTGAGCAAGCGGGTCAAAACGGCAACCGAGCTGAAAAAGCACCTGAAAAGCGGGGGCAAAGCCATTGTGTGCGTATCCGGTGGCGGCAAGCAACTGTTCTCCAATGGCGGCCATTATGTATATGTAGGTGGCCTGGACAAGGCCGGTAACCTGATCGTGCTGGACCCGTACTGGTATGATGGCAAGTTCACCATGACCGCAAACCGCCGGAAGTACACTAAGGTCAAGAACGCCAGGGAAGTGTATGTACAGCCTGCCGCCCTTGCTTCCGATATTAGCGGCATTTGGCTGTTCACGAACGCCAAAGGCGGCAAGACGGTGTACGCAGAAAGCGATGTCAATTACAAAAAGGCAACATCCAAGGCACCGACGGTTAAGCCTGGTACATACACCACCACCGCAGTGCGTGGGATCTACAAAGGTGCAGGTGCTGCCACCGGCCGCAAAAAGGTTAAAGACCTGACGGCCGACGGCCGGCGACACGCTACAAGCAGCAAGTCAAAAGCAGACGCTATGTTTCGTGCAGGCACCACCATCACTGTGCTGGAGACCAAGCTGCTCTCCACCGGCAACCTGTGGGCACGCTGCCCCTCCGGCTGGCTGTGTATCTGGGAATGCGCAGACAATCATAAATTTATTAAGTGAAACAGAAAGCCCACCGGTTATCCGATGGGCTTTTTCATATATGCTTTTTTTACTTAATATTAGTGAAAGGTATTGACAATCATTGTCTCGTTGTAGTATAACGAAAAACAAAGGAGGAATGAAAAATGATTGTGGAAGATACCAAAGATTTGGTTGAAACTGCGGACTATGTGATCATCGAAGCTGTTTTAGTGGATGATGGACTGCGTTACAAACAACTTTCTGTTGGCATTAAAGCCCAAAATGGTGACATTATCCGCATAATTCCAATATCGACAATGCTGATGTGAGAAAAGGCCGGGCAGTTTACAAGACTGTTCGGCCTTTATCTATACTAATTATATCTAAATGCAATAAAGAGGCCTGTATTGCATTTAGATACAGAGTAAAAATATGGACAATCAATGACGGCGTTAAGCCAAAAATCGCACTTATTTTTCAATTCGTGGCGGAAAATGCGGCTAAAAATCCATCAAATATAGTAGAATATCTCCAGTGTGTTGTCCGGCTTTTTGAATGTGATGTGATCTACAATGGAGCGCAGGGCTTCGTTCTTGACGCTTTCCGCTGTATCCGGAGACTTTATCAAATTGAGCACAAAACTGGCTTGCTGGACGAACTGGGGCGGAATTTCGCCGCTCTGTGACTTCTCGACCTTGACCTGCTCGGCTTTGAGCGCTTCAATCTTGTTTTGAAATGCTCGCTTTTTGCGGCCGTATTCCTCCAGTGTGTCATACCCGGCATCGTAGGCATCACTGGCCCGCTTGATCTTTTCTTCTTCCTTGCGAATGAGTAGCGAGTAGTCTACCACTTCATTTTGCAGCTGCTCCTTTGGAAGCACATTGAATTCCAGGGTCTTCAGAGATTTTTCTATGGCAGCAATCACCGCAGCGTTGGCCTTTCGTATGGATAGGTAGTGGGACACCTTGCACTTGCCCCGGGCGTAGTTGTGGCATTGAACGGCGGGATCCCTGGCGGCAATATAGGTCAGCGTGGCACCGCAGGTGTCGCAGCGCAAAAGTCCTTTCAGCATGAATGTGACAGGCTGCTCCTTGCACTGCCATTTGCCATACCGTCTTTTCTGTTCCATGATCTTCTCCTGTACTTGATCGAATGTGTCTTGATCTATGATCGGCTGGTGCTTGCCGTCCACATACATAACCTTGCTGTTATCGCCTTTGTACCGGTCTCTGGAGGCTCTGCCGTCTGTGCTCCAGCGGATTTTACCTGCATACACCGGGTTCATCAGTATATACTCCACAAAGCGGTTGTCCGGTGGGTTGCCTCGGTAGGTTTTTACGCCCATGGCGTTCAGCTCCATAGCAATCTTGCGGTAGCCTTTGCCGGACAGAAAAGCATTAAAGATGTACCGCACGGTGGGTGCGTCCTCGTTGGGTGTGAATACCTTGTTTTGGAGGTCATAGCCAAAGGCACCGGCGCTCATGGCTTCGCCACGGCTTGCCTTTTCCGTCATGCCCCGAGTCACTTCCTGGGATAGGCGTGTGCTGTAATACTCGTCCATGAATTCTATAATGCGTTCAATCAGCGGGGCAAAGGGCGAGTCGTCTATGGTCTCGGATATGGAGATCACCGACACGCCGATGCGCCGCAGCATGGACTTATATACGATGCTTTCTTCTTGGTTCCGAGCAAACCGGCTGAATTTCCATACAAGAATTGCCTGGAATGGGTGCTCCTTGCTTTTTGCAAAGGCGATCATATCATTGAACGCCTTGCGCTTTTTTACGCTACGCCCGGAGATACCATCGTCATAGAATACATATTCATCCGGCACGCAGTAGCCGTTTCTGCCGGCGTACTCACGAATGAGTTTAAGCTGGCTGTCCGGGCTGTACTCGTCTTGCCGGTCGTCACTTACGCGGATATATGCCGCTGCATATTTCATTGTACCACTCCCATAGATTGTACTTAAAAAAGGGCGCAAAAATGCCCTGCTTGATTTATCGGCAGGGATGTGGTACAATATCCAATGTTGGGTGGGTTATGTACTGCATATCCTGCTTATCGGCTCTATCCTGTTGGCGCAGGGTAGGGCTTTTTTTATTTTGTTGTGACTTACTCTAACTTCCCGGCCAACGCCTGGAATTGATGAAGATAGTTGTCTTTGATGTCCTCAAAGATCTTGGTGGCCTCTGCGTCATCGTACAGGTGCGTGGTCAGGTTGCGGGCATTCAGGATCTCCACCCACACCAGGTCGTTATCCACAAGGCCGTCAGCAAAAGCCTGGCGCATCACCGGTTTGGGGCTGTTTACTTCCGTATAGCCCTGCTCCAGCAGATACTCACGGCAGGTTTTCCACGCCAGCTCGGTGCAGAATTCAAAGCGCTGGATCACACCGTCACGCATGGTGGAATTGGGTAGCTTGTCATAGTCGGCAATGGCCTCCTCCAGGCGCTGCACTGCGTCTTTGAATTTGTCCCGCTTTTCTTCATATTTGCTCATTAAGGATACACCGTCCTTTTCTATGTTCTGTAACAGTTTGGGGTCTGTGTCCCGGCTGACAAAGACCAGGTCAAAGTCCAACAGGGTGGGCAGGTCCTCAATGGCCTGGGCAAGCTGCGCCTGCCGTCCTCGGTCGTCTATACCGTAGATAGCCAGGTCGATGTCGCTGCGCTGCCGGTGGTCGCCGCGTGCCCGGGAGCCGTAAAGCACCACCTTGGCCGCGCCGTACTGCCGGCCGATTTTTGCAATTTGTTTGTAGAGTTTGTCCATAGGTTGTACCATTCGTTTGCAGCAAGTGCCGGCGCCCGGTAGGCTATTTAGCCCTGGGTGTTATGGATAGCGTCGGCAATCTTTTGTGCGTGCATATCCATTTTGTTCTCTTCGCTGTTTTCGATCTGTGCCATTACAGTGTTTTTGAAGTCATTAGCCTTGGATACATACCGAAAGGTATATGCACCGGAAGTGGTCGTTACCTCCACAGTGCCATAGCCAAAGATTTTGCCAAACAGGCCGCTGGAGACAGCAACATTCTGGATTTGCTTAATGGGGGAACCCATTTCGTTGGTCTTAATAAACCCGGTCTTGCCGTAAATCTTCTTGTTGGTCACGGCAAGCTCACTGAACATGGTGTACTTAAAGGCCGGGATCATAGCCACAACAGCCAGCACAATGCCCAAAATGAGGAAACCTGCAAAATTCTCTTTGCCGCTGGAGATTCCCATGATAAAAAACAGGACAAATAAGACAGCGGGCAGCAGATAGACGATCCAGTGGAATTTGGCTTCCAGTGTGACTTGCTCATTGGGGGTCATGCTCTTTTGAAGGTACTTTTTCATTTTCTGTTTTCTCCTCTGAAAATAAATATATTCATATCGCAGGATTGCGGTATGTCAAAATAATATATCGGTTTTATTCTGCTTTTCTTACTGCTCGATCTCGCGAACCAGCAGGCGGGGAATGCCAAGAACATGGCATTGCTCCAGGTCCTCGTTTCGGATGGTCTTAGGGGTGTACTCCGGGTTGATAGGAATAAGCTTCACCCAGTCCTCACCGTCCACATATTCTATCTTCTTCAATGTGGCCATATCGCCGTCATAGATGATGGCTCCAATCTCACCGGAGCGGTTCATGGTGCTCTGCTTCAGGATCAGCACCTTGTCGCCGTCCATATACTGGGGGTACATACTGTCACCTTTAACGGAGAGTACAAAGAAGTCGTCCCGGCTGCGGCCATGTAGGTAAGACTTGGGTATTTCTACCGTCTCGCCGCTCCAGTCCTCATACGCAGGGTAGTCATACCCGGCGGCAATCTCACCAATTACCGGGAAGATCACAGTATCTTCTGTCACTTCCGGGGCACTAAATTTTGTTTCCCAACCCATTAAATAATCGGGAGTTGTATTCAGCGCATTGGCAATTGCTTCAATCTTGCTGGATGGAATATTAGTAATAATACCGTTTTCGTATTTATGTATTGTTTGTTTTGTAGTGTGAATGCGAGCTGCCAATTCGTCTTGCGTTAGATTTTTGTCCAGCCGCATTTCTTTTATTCTTTGACCAATAGTCATTTATGGCACCTCCTTTTTCTAAATTATACAACGCATAGAGTAACCTGTCAAGAAATATTTTTCAAGAAAATTGCAAGAAATAACTTGACAAGTTACATTCACGGTGGTACAATGAGAGTAACCTGATAAGTTACGGAGGTGATAACATGCTGAACAGGGCGCTATTCAAAGCAGAATTGGTCAAGAACGGATACACATTTAAGTCTATGGCAAATGAGATCGGTATTTCAGAGCGGACCTTTTCCACGAGGGTAAAAACTGGTGACTTCGGCTCTTCTGAGATTGACATTATGGTCGACCGTCTTCACATCAAGGACCCGAGACCTGTTTTTTTTGCACAATTAGTAACCTGACAAGTTACTGATTGGCCAGCCCTTAAATCAGCAGGCAGTTAAAGCGAGGTGAATAAAAGTGATTGTTGTATTGGTTCTTATTTCCACTGTTGCGATGATCAGTGCACTGATGGCGCATTGGAGGCTAAGAGCGGTTCTGTACTATTTGACTGATAAGAATATCCAATTCACCGAAGTGGATATGGAGAAGTGCCTGCGAAAGGTGCTGGAACACCAATTCAAACGGTAGGTGGATTAAGCAACATTGATGATAAGACACTGGTTGCGACGGATGAGAGAACATTCAGAGAAGCAGAGGCAAATTTGGAAGCAATTTTCTTTGTTTTTCTCCATACATTGTCATCTCGGATGTTATCCAGTAGATCGTGACCTGGCATGAGGATGGATTCCACAAAATATGTTGGTGTGGTGCATAGATCTGCAACCGAGACGGCCTTTATGTATCCGGCCTCTGACAGCAAACTGATTGTATACAAGATTTCTTCAGAAGTGTATGGGTCTATTTGAATTGTAGAGGCGTCTAAGTGGTCGTTGTAACCGAGATGTTCTTCAAGGTAGATCAGTACCTCTCTTACACAGTCTTTGTTTAATTTCATCTGAAAGGGCTGGCAAATAAAAAAGACCAACTGCTGGCACAGTCGGTCAAAGGAGTTGATAGTCAAAAGGCATACACACATATCAACACCTATAGTATAGGCGTTGCGAAAGAAAAAGTCAAGGCATACGGAGCATACGGACAATCCGGCCTTGCGTAATTCTTAATGAGGTGAACGAAATGAAGAAAGAACTGACCACCGTGATCATGGTTATGGTGGATGGCAAGGTTAAGCCCTTGGAGGACTTGACGGAAGAAGAACACAGCCGCATGCTGGCGGCGATGGCGCACCGGCTCACAGAGAGCATGAGCGACTATTACGCCCAACACCCGGACGAAGTAAAGGAGTTGGCGAAGATATGACAAGACGAGAAAAGCCGGCAAATACTAAATTGCAGTCAACTGCAAAGGAGAATAACAATGGATAATGAGAAGTTGAAAGAGATACTGGAGCGCCACCGTAAGTGGTTGAACAACGAGGACGGAAGCGAGAGAGCCTACCTGTGTGAAGCCAACCTGTGTGGAGCCAACCTGGGTGGAGCCTACCTGTATGGAGCCGACCTGCGTGGAGCCAAGAATATCCCCTTCATACCACTTGCATGTCCGGAACGCGGAGAGTTTGTCGGATTTAAAAAGATCGGTGAATATATAGTTGAGCTTCTTATACCGACCAACGCCAAGCGCTGTTCTGCGACCACACGGAAATGCAGGGCAAGTTATGCCAAGGTTGTGTCTCTTACAACATTATCAGGCGAGCCGGTCAAAACGAATAGTGTAACGAACACTGGTTACTCGCCGAATATCGTTTACAAGGTTGGAGAATTAGTATATCCGGATGCGTTTGACGATGACCGTTGGAATGAGTGTTCACACGGTATTCATTTTTTCATCAATCGTCAAGAAGCGGTTGAATACTGAGGAGTATAACAATGACAAAACGAGAGAAGGCATGCCTTGTTTTGGTGGCAGTAGGCTTTTTGCTGGTGCTGCTGGGCAGCTGCCTGGTGGCGGACAACCCCTATTGGTGGGTGTCCGTGGCTGTAAGCGGTGCCGGATGTGGTCTGATCGCCCTGGCAGTGTTCGTACTGCCCAAGGACGAGGACGAACTCCGACAGGACAAGCAGCTGGTGGTTGAAGATGATAAGGATAGAGTGGTGCTGCTGGCGCCGCTGACAGATTTTGATGTGGCGTATCTGCACGCCTTAAAACTGGGAAAGGACAATGACAATGAGTAATGAATATATGGATTTGGTGATCATGACCAACGGCAAGGTGTGCCGTGCTCCTGGGTTCAGCGATATACAGTCCGGTTACAGAGTGGCCGTGCAGGGCTGTACATACGATGTGTTGGAGGCTGTGTCTGTACCTGTGAGCGAGGCTCTGCTGACGCTGCCTAAGGCGTATGGGTTTGTTCGCCCGCTGGTGTATGACGAAGACAAGCAGGAGGAGAATGCCGATGTATGACAAAGAGGCGGGCGTGATCGCCTGTGACATCTGCGACGTCACCATTGAGGGCTATGGGTTCTCCATTGGTGCGGGCAACGATGAGCCCAGCGGCAGCTACTGCTGGGAATGTGCTTGCGAGAAGTTGGAGCAACTGCTGGACGAGAACAACAAGGAAGTGACCATTGTGCGGCGCAGCGAAAACTGGCTTCGCAGCTGCTACGACCTGGGGGTGATCTGATGACCAGCGCAGAGATGGACAAGTTTGTGCAGGACTACGGCTTTTGCCCCCAAGACTGCGACCCGGAGGAGCGGGCAAAGGCCCGCATTGTATTGAATATAGACAAAGGAGAACGATATGGCGACACTGTATGAACTGACCGGCCAGGCAGCCCAGCTGATGGAGCTGCTGGAAGCCGGAGAGATTGATGAACAGACGGTCCAGGACACACTGGACAGCATGATGGTGCCGGAGAAGCTGGAGGACTACGGTATGGTGATCCGGCAGCTGACGGCGGATGCGGAGGACTACAAGCGAGAAAAGGACTTCTTCGCTGAAAAACAGAAGCGGGCGGACAACGCCATTAAGCGCATGAAGAAGACCCTGGCACAGTACCTGGCTGCCACCCAGCAGGATAAGGTGCAGGCCGGACGGTTCGTGCTGACCAGTACATCGAGCAAGTCGGTGGATGTGTTCAATCTGGCAGCGGTGCCGGCGGAATACATGCAGCCCCAGCCGCCCAAGGTGGACAAGGCGTCTATCCGAAAAGCTCTGTTGGCGGGGGAGACGGTAGCCGGTGCGGCACTGATTGAGACCCCCGGCTGCGTGATCAAGTGAGGTGAATGGAATGGAGAACATGAAGATATATGAGGCGGTGCGCAAGGTTCCGGACAGCGCCAAGAAGAACATTAGCGCAGGCCGCTTAAAGGGCATGACTGATATTAACCCAATGTGGCGTATCAAGGCACTGACGGAGCAGTTTGGCCCTTGTGGTATCGGTTGGAAGGTGGAAGTCAGCCGCACATGGCAAGATCAGGGTGCGGATGGCGTGGTGACTGTGTATGTGCAACTGCTGCTCTATGTGAAGTACAACGATGAATGGAGCGCCCCTATTCCGGGTATTGGCGGTTCCTCGTTGGTGGCTAAGGAGCGTAGCGGCCTGTACACCTCCGATGAGTGCTACAAGATGGCTTATACGGACGCTCTGTCGGTGTGCTGCAAGATGTTAGGGTTCGGTGCAGATGTGTACTGGGCAGCTGATCGGACAAAGTACCAGCAGGTGCAGCCCCAGGACGCGAAGAAAGAACAGGCACGGCAGCAGGCAGCGGAAAAAATCAGCCCGGACCAAGTGGCAATCCTAAAGGAAAACGCTGAAAACGAGCGACTGAAAAAGGCGCTGGCCTATTACAAGGTCAGCCGCATTGAGGACCTGAGCCGTCAGCAGGCGGACAAAATCTTTATGAAGCTGGGGCTATAAGATGAAAATCGAATTCAAAAAAGCTGACCTGGTTCCCACTATGGCCAAGGTGGGGGCGTTCATAGGCTCCCTGGCAGAGCAAAAGGACTATGTGCTGGAGATTAAGCCAAAGCCGAAACGCCGGAGCCTGGATGCTAACGCCTACATGTGGGCGTTGATCGGCAAGCTTCAAGCGGAGTTGGCCAAGAACGACCCGCAGATCACCAAGGACGAGATTTACCAGGGCTATGTGCGGCAGTATGGCAAGTCTGTGGACTACCAACTGCCGGACAGTGCCGTGAATGCCATGACGAAATCATGGGGGAGAAACGGCCTGGGCTGGACAGCGGAGAAAGTGGATGATGGAATCTACCCGCGCACCTCGCTGGTGCGGTTCTATTACGGCACCAGTTGCTACGGGACGAAGCGTATGGCCAGGCTGATAGACGCTGTGGTGCAGGACTGCAAAGCACTGGGCATTGAGACTATGCCGCCGGCGGAGCTTGCGCAGCTGATGTCTGCTTGGGAGGAACGGAAACAGTGAAGAAGAGCATTATTCAGCCGGAAGAGCAGCGGCAGTGCTACCTGTGCGGCTCTGTGCGGGCCCTGGAGCGACACCATGTATTTGGGGCATATAACAGACGGAAAAGCGAGAAATACGGCTTGACGGTGCTCCTGTGCCATAATTGCCACAACGAGCCGCCGAGAGGTGCACACCACTGCAAGCAGACGATGGACTATTTACACCGGGTTGGGCAGCAGGCTTTTGAAGCTGCCTACCCGGACAAGGACTTTATATCTATTTTTGGGAGGAATTATCTATGATTAACAGCGTTGTAATTATGGGTCGACTGACCTACGAACCGGAGCTGAGAGCCACGCCCACAGGCGTTTCTGTCGTGCGTTTTCAGGTAGCTGTGGACCGCAACTTTCAGCGGGCCGGCGAGGAGCGCAAGACGGACTTTATTGACTGCACCGCCTGGCGGCAGACGGCAGAATTTGTGTGCAAATACTTCCATAAAGGCTCTATGATCGCCGTTGAGGGTTCTTTGCAGACAGACAACTATACGGACCAGAACGGCGAGAAACGCAAGAGCGTGCAGCTGGTGGCCAGCCAGGTGTCCTTCTGCGGCTCAAAGGCAGAGAGTGGCGCACAGGCGACCACAGGCAGCGCACCGGCAGATGACGCAGAGTTTGAGCCCATTGATGATGACGACGACCTGCCGTTTTAAGGAGTAGATATGAGCAATCAGGGTTGGGTGAAAGCCTACCGGCAACTGCTGGATTGGGAGTGGTACACCGATGTACCCACATTCAAGCTGTTCTTGCATTTATTGCTTATCGTCAACAGGGAGCCGCAGCAATGGCGAGGCCAAACGCTGAGCAGCGGCTCCGTGGTAACCTCCATCAGCGCTTTGGCAAGCGGTAGCGGGCTGTCAGATATGCAAGTGAGAACGGCGCTGAAACACCTTCAAAAAACTGGCGAGATTTTCAAGAATGTAACAAACAAAAATACCGTTATTATTCTGCGTAACTACGCCAAATATCAAGGGTTGGAAAACGATAGGCAACAAACAGATAACAATCAAATAACAAACAAACAACAAACAGATAACAATCAAATAACAAGCGCTTTCTATAAACAAGAATGCAAGAATGAAAGAATGAGAGAAGGGAGAGAGCGCGCGAGCGCGTGCACGCCTGCAAAATTATATGGCGAGTTTAAGAATGTGCGATTAACCGATGAGGAATATGCGAAGCTGAAAAAGCAATTCCCACTTGACTGGCAGCGACTGATCAAAAACTTGTCCTTCCACATTCACAACACACACAAGACCTATTACGACCACTTCTCTGTTTTGCAGAAGTGGGGCGCAGAGGACAGGAAGAACAGCGGAGCACTGCAAAGCCCGCCGTCTTACGACCTGGAGCAGATCAAGCGGGACACCATGAACAACACAGACATCAAGTTTTAGGAGGAGCCTATGGAACTGAACAAACTGACACCACGGCAGGCGTTGATCTATGACGCACTGATCCCGCCCGGCATGCCGGTGAGGGGCAAAGAGTTAGCGCGGCGGACGCGCATTAGCGAGCGGGATCTGAGATCGGAGCGTAAGACTATGCAGGAACAGGGCGTGCCCATCGTCACCGGTGACTTTGGGTACATGCTGGTGGATGAGAACAATCCGGAGCCGCTGCTGCGGTACGCCAAGCGGCTGAACGCTCACGGCGATGAAGAGCTGGCCACGGCAGCAATGGCCCAGCAGATTTATGAAAGGCTGGTGACAGCAAGATGATGGTACGATTGACGATATCGGGAGAGCCCCAGGGCAAGGGACGGCACCGGGCTGTGTGCCGGGGTGACCATATTGCTACATATACGCCCAGGAAGACCAAGGACTACGAGGACGAGGTGCGGTTCTGCTACCGGCAGGAATATGGAGATCTGATGGCCTTCGCTGTGGACGAGCCGGTCAGTGCAACAATCATTGCAGCGTTTGGCATTCCCAAGAGTTCCAGCAAAAAGCGCAAGGTGGAGATGATGGCCGGCAGTGTGCTGCCCACCAAAAAGCCGGACACGGACAACATCGCCAAGATCGTGCTGGATGCATTGAACGGCCTGGCCTACCCGGATGACAAGCAGGTGGTGGAGCTGCAAGTGCTCAAGACCTATGATTTGGATGGCTATGTGGAGGTCGAGCTGCGGAACTGGAGGGCACGGACAGATGGCTGAACAATGTGCATTCTATGTGCGCTGTGATCGCTGCCAGTATGGCCGCAACTTGGGCAGCAATGAATATGGCTGCCGCAAACACCTGGCACCGGACGGTAAGACGATACACAGGGGGCAGTACAGCTGCGAGAATGGAAGGGAAAAGGAATGGCAAAAAACAAAATAACGCACGAATGGAATGAAGATGGCACGGCAATCATCTTCACCGGAAGCCAGAGGCAGCCAACGCTGGTTGAAATCAAAAATTACGCTGCTGATCTTGCGAGAACAACTGGGCAGTTTATCTCCGAGGGCGTATATGCAACGGCGTGTGTTGTTGGAGGCGATTGGACACCTCCGGAAGATCATCGCAGCGTAATGTTAGTGCAGTTTGACGAGGACTGCCCTGTTTGCGGTAAGCCGTTTGTGCTGGACACGGACTTTTGCCCGGTTTGTCACAAGAAGTGGTATGAAGATTGAAAGGAGAAAAATAATGACTCGCGAAGAAAGAAAACCGACCGGTCTGCTGCACTCAGCAGATGAACTAAAACAGCTCATTGTAGAAAACCCGGATTTGCCGATTTTGGTATTTGCAGGAGACAATGCGAACAACGGTGACTATTCTTATATGAGTTGCAGCTATGTAAGTGCGAAAAAAGGAGAATTTCTTGACTGCGGACAGCAAATTGACGAGTGTAAGTGCTACACAGACAGGGATGACTTTGAAGACGATGTGGAAAATGTTCTGGCTGGAGAAGAACAGTACCGGGATCTGTCAGACGATGAATTCAATACCCTCGTGGAACAAACAGTCAATGAGTACGATGATTTCTGGAAGCCCTGCATTTTATTGCATGTAGACGGATAAGGGGGACGGACAATGTGTACAGGAATGACAAGTTTTAACCGGCCGGACGGCTGGATCAGCATAAATGAGAGTTTACCGGACTCATATAGAGATGTAATTGTGTGTCTTGAAACAAGAGAAGTGTATTGCGGTTGGTATGCCCCAGCTTCACGAATTTGGCACGATATGCGTGGAGCAGAAATTGAGTCTGTTACTCATTGGCGAGAGCTTCCAGACCAGCCGAGGAAGTTAAAGGAGTAA